GTTAGATAAAAGATATGAAGTCATAGACAATTTCTTACAACCAAATGTGTTTGAGAAATTAGAGAAAACGATAATGGGTACCTACTTTCCTTGGTTTCATTATGATACAATAATATTACCAGGTGAATATAAAAAAGATATGACATTTTATTCAATGCATATGTTATACGATAATGACAGACCAACATTTACTAATTCTTTTGAATTAATGGATCCAGTATTGGGTGAGTTAATGAAACTTGATGATCCTAAATTTCGTATGAATACTTTAATAAGGTCAAAAATTAATAACTATCCTAATCAAGGTACATTTAGGGAACATACTATGCATACAGATTGGCCGAGTAAAGGTGATTTAAACCGTAAGGCGTGTTTATTTGGAATAAACACTTGCGATGGATATACCAAGTTTGATGATGGAAAAGAGTCAGTTAAAATTGATAGTAAAGCAAATAGAGCAATATTATTTGATTCAACTATACCACATTGCAGTACAAATACAACAAACGATACAAGGAGAGTTAATATAAACTTTAACTATTTTTAATATGAAAACTATAATACTAGATAATTTTTTAAATAAAACACATTTTGATGAATTACAAGCAAAGGTAATGGGTAGATACTTCCCTTGGTTTTATTATGATACAATAGTAACAGAAGCAGAAAGAGGACAAATAGGTAATCAATTCTTTAATATGCATATGTTATATGATAATGATAGACCAACATTTAATACATCTTTTGAATTAATGGAACCAATTTTGAATAAATTATATGAACGTGATGATGATTATAAGTTGAAATCTTTAGTAAGAGTAAAAATAAATTCATATCCTAATCAAAATAAATTTATTGAACATAGTATGCACCAAGATTTTCCACCTAGTGACTTACATACTATTACATATAAGTCGTGTCTTTTTTGTTTAAACACGTGTGATGGTTATACAAAACTTGAAGATGGTACTAAAATTGATAGTATTGCAAATAGAGCAATACTATTTGATACAACTAAACCACATTGCAGTACAAACACAACAGACCAACCACGGAGAGTTAATATAAATTTTAATTATTTTTAATATGATAATGACAGATAAAGACGCTGAAGACTATTACAAAATGATAGGAGAACTAAAAGAAGAAAAAAGGTCTGCTAGAGTATTCTGTATTGGTAATGGCGAAAGTAGAATTGGTTTAGATTTAAACAAGTACAAAGAATTTGGTAAGATATATGGTTGCAATGCCATATATAGAGATTATCCTAATTTATGTGATGTGTTAACTGGTGTAGACCACGGTATAGTCCACGAAATGTACCACGCAGGTATGGCACAAAAGATACCTTGTTATTTTAGAAATTGGACTAAAGTGCCTACTCAAACATATGACGCAATTATACAAGATGGTTTACCTAAAGAAGATTTAGAATGGGCAAAACAAAATGGTGGTATAATTAGTAATGAACGTGGCGATAGTAAAGAATATGTTTTACACGGTGCTAACTTAAAAGGTATAGTGAGTATATTAAAAAAAGATGGTGCAGTTACTAAACAAAATGCTATTAATTCAACAATCAAAGTTAGTTGGATAAAAGAACCAGATTACTCACACTCAATAGACGATATAAGCGACCCTAGAGACCACGGTTGGGCGTGTGGACCTTCTTCTGGATTGGTTGCAATTAAGAGAGAGAATCCTTGTGAAGTGTATATAATGGGACACGATTTATATAGTCATAATGATAAGATTAATAACATATACAAGAGTACTAAGCATTATACAGCAAAAGATAACAGTCCAACACCAGCTATCAATTGGATTAATCAATGGAAGACGTTAGTGGAGTGGTATCCAAAGATAAATTTTTATAAGGTTAATAGATATAATGACGGTAGGGATAAGGTCAACGGTCCTATTGAAGAGTGGAAGAATCTATCAAATATTAAGTACATAGATTATACCACAGTTGACAAAATGCTCAAATAATGTTATATTAGACATAATGAGTGTATAAATAATAATGAACCCGATAATATAGGGTACACAAATACAACGAATATGTTAATACAAGGAGAAAATACATATGGATTTTGAAACATTAAAATCATCATCAAGTAACTTTGATAAGATTACAAAGGCACTTGAAAAGAACCTCGGTCCCGAGGATCAAGCAAACAAAAACAAGTATCAAGACGACAGACTTTGGAAACCAGAGTTAGATAAAACTGGTAACGGTTATGCTGTTATTAGATTTTTACCTGCGTCTAACAACGAAGAAATGCCTTGGCAAAGAGTATGGTCACACGCATTTCAAGACAAAGGCGGTTGGTACATTGAAAATTCATTAACAACTTTAAATACTAAAGATCCAGTTAGTGAAGATAATACTAGATTATGGAATACAGGTGTAGATAGTGATAAAGATATTGCTCGTAAGAGAAAAAGAAAATTATCATACTATTCTAACATCTATATTGTTAGTGATCCAAAACATCCCGAAAATGAAGGCAAAGTTTTCTTATACAAATTTGGTAAAAAGATATTTGATAAGATATCAGAAGCAATGCAACCTCAATTTGCGGATGAAAAAGCAATCAACCCATTTGATTTTTGGAAAGGTGCAAACTTTAAACTAAAAATTAGAAAAGTTGATGGTTATTGGAACTACGACAAATCTGAATTTGAAGGTGTTACGCCAGTAGCAAAAGAAGACGCTACTATCAAAGAAATTTGGGCGAAACAATACCCTTTGAAACCTTTTGTAGACCCTAGTAATTTTAAATCTTATGACGAACTCAAAGAGAAACTGAATAGGATAATTATGGGTACACGAAGCACCGAAACTGTTGAAACAGTTGACCTCCCACAACAGACCAATGGTCAGGTGAAAAGTACTAACGTTGTGAACTCTAAACCTGCTAGCGAGGAAGACGATACGTTGTCTTATTTTAGTAAATTGGCAGACGAAGAGTAAACCTTTCTCTCTCAAATAAACGTTAAAACTTAAAGGGCACCTAGTAATAGGTGCCCTTTTTCATTATAAATAGTAGTATGGCAAATATATTTGGACCAATAAAAGATAGACAAGCAGGTGTACTTAAATCAGCACAATGGTATAGAAATGCTGTACAAGGTATAGCTAATAAGGCAACTTCTACTGGTCTTATGCGACAAGGTAAATTAAATCAAAGACCTAGCGCAGGACGTTTAAATATGTTCTTTTATGATCCTAAAACTAAAAAGAAACTACCATATTATGACACATTTCCATTAATTTTGCCAGTAGACACATTTAAAGGTGGTTTTGTAGGGTTAAATTTTCACTACTTACCATATATAATGAGATTTAGATTATTACAAGACATACAAAAATATGCTAGTAATACACAATTTGACAGTACAACAAAAATAATGGCAACATATACAACACTTAAAAATATACCTATGATTAAACCAACAATTAAAAAATATTTGTGGCGACACGTAAGGTCAAACTTTTTAAGAGTAGACGCAGACGAAATGGCGATTGCAGTATATCTTCCATTACAACAATTTAAGAAGGCACCAGCTAGTAAAGTCTGGTCCGACAGTAGGAAAGCAATTTGATAAAAGACTATGGCAAAGAGAACATTATGGAGAGTTATGATAGTTAAGTTAAGGATGTGGTATGCCGACATTAGAGGACACCACGGACATAAATGGAACTACGAACCATCCGAGCATTATATGGGTATGCATAAAAAAAGGAAGTAAATATGGCAATATTTAGAGCAGGCAAACGTATCGGTAATATGGATATCCGAGTAGGACTTCCAAGAGATAGAACTTTAGATAACGTTGAAGGAGATGAAAGAATTACACAACACCAACCTGGTGTTAATAGAAAAACAACTATTGGAAGATTTATAAGTGAAATTAATAGAGGTGAAGGTGTTGCTAGAGCAAATAGATTTTTAATTAGATTATTTCCACCAAGGGATGTAACTACAGTAGATGAAGTTGGATCTGATTTTGCTGGTTTTGATAAAGATAGTCTTCTTAATGAAGCAGGAATGAAAGGTAATGTAGAGTTGATGTGTACTCAAGCAAAATTACCTCATAGGGATGTATTAACACAAAATTTTGTAACTTATGGACCAGGTAGAAAAATGCCTTATGCATATGGATATGGTTCAAATATTGAGTGTATGTTTATGGGAGATAAGTTTTTAAGACAAAGAGCATTTTTTGAAACTTGGCAAGGCAAAATGCATAGTCTTGATACACACAATTTAAAATACTATGATGATTATGTAGGTAGTATGGAAATTTATCAGTTAGGACAATATAGAGAATCAGACAAAGAAAATCCTGATGATAATTATAGAATGACCTATGGTATAAGATTGCACGAAGTATATCCAGAAACAATTGGTGAAGTACAATATCAATCATTAACGGATGATGTGATACCTATGGATATACCAATAACATTTGCATTTAGAACTTGGGAGAATATAACACTAGACGCAGTAAACGGTGTTGAATATGGTAAACATATTCCAGATATGCCTAACATTAAACCTGCTAAGAACTATGGAATATTTGGTGGAATATTAGCAAAAATGCCACCAGAGATTAAAAGAGCAAGTAAACAAGTTATTGATAAAGTTAAAAGAGATATGCCTATTGGTAAGGGCACAGGAGGCAGGGTGTTCCCACCTTTTGAGATAAATAAGTAATATAATATAAAAGGAGTAAATTATGGCATTACCTATATTAGAAACAGCGACATATGAATTGACATTACCATCTAAAGATGTTAAGGTTAAATTTAGACCTTTTCTAGTAAAAGAAGAAAAGATATTATTACAGGCATTAGAGTCTGGTGATAATAAAGATATGACTAGTGCTTTGAAACAAATAGTACACGCTTGTACATTTGGAACTATAGATATTAATACACTACCTATATTTGATGTAGAGTATATATTTTTACAGATAAGAGCAAAGTCAGTTGGTGAAATAACAAAACTTAAATTGTTATGTCCTGACGATAGGAAATCTTACGCAGAAATTGAAATAGATTTGTCTAAAGTGGAAGTCCACGTAGATGAAGACCATACTAATAATATTGTGATTGATGAAAAGAAAAAGATAGGATTGGTTATGAGTTATCCTACCATAAATTCAGTTGATCCAGAAGCAGGTAGTAAAGAAGGTATGAAAACCAAGCAAATGTTTGAAATGCTGGCGAATACCGTCCATCAAGTGTATGAAGGTGATAAAATACACCCTGCTGGTGACTATAGTAAAGCCGAAATGCATAAGTTTTTAGAGAGTTTAGACGCAAAAACGTATCAAAAAATCAATAATTTTTTCAATACTATGCCTAGACTAAAGCAAGACGTAGAAATAGAGAATCCTAACACGAAAGTTAAGAGTAAACTTACGTTGCAAGGAATAGCTGATTTTTTCGTATTGCCCTCTCTCACGAATCGTTAGAGAATTACTATCAAGTGAATTTTGCATTAATGCAACATCATAAATATTCATTGACTGAATTGGAGAATATGGTGCCTTGGGAGAGGGAAATATATGTGAGTTTATTAACTAATTATATCAAGGAAGAGAATGATAGAGTTAGATTAAAACAAGCAGGTCAAAAATAGAGGAAGGTTATGGCAGACGATTTAATAAAAGTAAAAAAGACTACTGAAGAGTATGAAGTAGCAAAGAGTGATTTGATACCTAGTGAAGGCGAAGACGCCGCTACTTGGTATAATAAGACAGCAGGTCTATTAGACAAATTTAGGGTTATACCTAGACTAGTAATGTTGGCATATATCTATGCCTTCTATAAATCAGTAACTTGGTTTATGACATTACCCGATCCAACCAATTCACAGGCAATGTACATATCAACTATAGTTGGTGCTGGTGCTGCCTTCTTTGGATTATATGTTGGCAAACCAGGTGCGAAGTTACCTAAAAAGAAATAGTTATGGCAAAGAATAGATTAGACATATCAGACCAAACGGCAGTAAGTATGCCTATGAAGAATTTAATTGCCATAGTCGGAGCAGTTGCTATGGGAGTGTGGGCTTACTTCGGTGTGATTGAGCGATTAAATAAATTGGAAACTAATACAACATTATTAGAAAAA